TTTATGTATTCGTTAAATATTCCTGCCGTTTTTTATGGCTATCAGAAGCTCTTTTTTTGCTATACAAAAATACAAATAAAACTCGGTAACATAGAAAAATAACTCTAAAAGTTTGCTAATCTCTTAAAAAGTAACTAATTTTGCACCATCAAACAGAACGGGATGTAGTTCAGTAGGTTTAGAATGCTGGTCTGGGGGACCAGTGGTCGCTGGTTCGAGTCCAGTCATCCCGACGGAGAAAAGCGTAAAAATCTATTAGTTAGATTTTTACGCTTTGTCGAGGATAAAATACTCGGCGAAAATTCGGTGAAGTATAATAACAGTAATCAATAGGGCATTTCAAACAAAAATTTGAAAATGTCTAAAAAAAATTTTGTTTCTCAAAAACAGAAGGCAACTATAGAAGAGATAGTTGCATGGAAAACGCCTACTTTTCATCAGGCTTCAGAGTGTTATGTAGCTGTAACAGCTTTCGACCCAACAATAGGAAAGCTTCATACGAAGAAGTTTATGTTAGGGAGAATTAAAGGCAAACGTGAGCAACGTGTGTATGGAGAAGCCTTAAAAAAGAGACTTATTGAAAAGTTGATGCAGGGTTGGAATCCATGGATAGAAACCATGCAGCCTTTGGAATACACGAAGTTTGATGAAGTCTGCGATAAGTACCAGGACTACCTAATGAAACTTTACAAGGAAAAAGGTATGCGAGAGGATAGCGTTTCGTCGTATCTTAGCAGGCTTCGGGTATTGAGGAAATGGAAAGAGAAAGAGAAGGTAAACCTGTTCTATTCCTATCAGTTTAATAAGAATATTGTCGGACAATTTCTTGACTACATATTTATTGATAGGAACAATACTATTCGGACACGGAACAACTATCTTACTTGGTTGAAGGTGTTTTGCAAGTATCTTACGGAACGAGGATATGTTCCTAACAATCCTACTGATGGAATGTCATCTACTCAACGGAATAGTCAGTTGAAGAATAGAGACGTGATACCTGATAAGGTTATGACGGATATTAAGGAATGGTTGAATGAACATAACAAGCATTTCTTATTGGCTTGTTACATCTTACATTATCTATTTGTACGACCGAAAGAAATGAGTTTCTTAAAGGTTGGTGATTTCTCTATTAAAAATAAGACTTTGACGCTTCACGGTTCTCACACCAAGAACCACAACGATGCTACGCTTACGCTTCCCGACCATGTTCTGCGTTTGATGATAGATTTGAACATATTTGCTTTTCCAAGTAATTATTATCTTTTTAGCGATGGTTTTATGCCTGGCACGAATAGGCGAAGCGAGAAGACGTTCAGGGATTATTGGCATCTTCATGTACGCAAGCATCTTAAGTTCTCTGACCGCTATAAGTTCTATTCGCTTAAAGATACTGGTATAACGAATATGCTGAAGGCTAATACTGACGTTCTGACTGTGCGCGACCAGGCACGCCACTCTTCTATTCTCATTACGGACAGATATACACCAAAGGATATTAAAGATGCGAATGCCTTGCTACTGAAATATCATGGAGTCCTTTGATGTTGGTACGACCAATTCGATGTAATGCTCGAAATGGTGGGTGTATATTTACTAAAAAAGAATGTAGGATTGCTTATCTTGCCTTCCTACATTCCATCTTTCCTACACCTTATTATATATATAAGGTGTCAATCTTTTATTTCAATGAACACTTTGCCACCTCGAGCAATAGTTTCTTCTATACGCTGCTGTAAAATAGCCATAGTGGCACGTGAGTTTGACACTTGCCCTACTCGGTCGTTTTTACCAGGCAGAAGACATCCTTCTGTATTAGCATCGGTGTTACCAGGATGAATGCGTACACCTGCATAACCAGGCACATTCAAAAGGATTGGTAGTTGTCTTCGAAATCGAGCAGATAATGTCACACGTATTTCATAACGACCTGAAGGAATAGCCGTCTGTCCATGAATCTTTATTTTTTTTATTTCTTCAGGTGTCATGTCCTGGCGCAACCCCCTTACGGTATCTTCGAGTATATTTGAAAAGAACACATCATTGATATAAAGATTACCAATAGTATAGTCCTTCTTCTTCCATTTGCGCTCCACCCTTAAAATTAAATTTCCCATACTACTTACCTTTCTATTTTACCCTGTTCTATGAGTTTGTAAATCTGCACCACTCCTTTGTATGCTTCCATGCCTCCATCGGGGGGAAGTTCTTCCCATTGTCCACCTGTAAAATGCTCACCATTGTGTACATAGGTAGCTTGCTGGTGTGGGTCTAATACATAATTAGGAACTTCGCCCTGAACTATGCGTGCTACGTGGTCGGTGAATTGAAGCACTTTAACAGCATTTTCCACTGTAGTGTCAGCCTGATAAGACACTGTGTGAAGATAGTCATCAATAGCGACCTCACAATTTACCATTTCCATTTTGTTGTTTAATTTTACTTTCATATTTTTTCTATTTTTTATAATGTAGTTTCTCTTCGTAATTGAAATGAGGAGATTTTTCCATTCCGGAAGACATATATTGTTATTATTTGCCACATCTTGGGTAAAGATGTGCTACCACCGTCAGGTCTTATATTTCCTGGTTCTTGCAAAATTACCTGCGGCAGACGAGCTGCATACACGCCATTTACAGCAAAATTGCTCCACTCTGTCTTATTGCTCTGAAAATATTTTCCATTATTTGCTTCCACCTGCGATTGCGACCAGCCACCATCAGCGATAAACTTGCCTTGTATCGTTGCCCCAGTGTAAAGATACACAGATGTGCCTGATGGTGTAGTGTTGACAAAATAAGGATTGAATATCGAATGTTCGGCTGGATAGTCAATTACTTGAAAACCTCCAATATAGCACACACCTAATGCTGTAAATGAAGCAACTGAAATACTTTCTGCCTTCAAACCGTCAGGCGAAAGATTAAGCGTGTTGTTGCCAGCATTATCGTAGAATTTCAATATAGCTCTTCCTTTGTCATCAATACCAAATTCAATATTCTTCGCCACAGTTCCAAACACACTCATAAGCGAACCTGTAAGGTCGATATACCCTGCGCCAAGGTTACGTGTCCGAAACTTCAAGCCGTCAATAGCCCCTGTATCATCTACCGAAGCTACTGTGTTTCCTTGCTGGTCGATAAATCGAAAATGTTTTGAGCGTGCGTTGATGCTCATGTCATTGCCATTAAGGTATATACCAGCAGCCTCCATACTTCCAACGATATCAGGGTCTTTCCAAGTGGTGGGCTTTGTACCTTCTTCCAGCTGTATTTCTGAGAAGTAAGCTTCACCATTGCGCTCCAGACCGATGAAGATTTGCAGATAGTTGTACCCCTCCTCCATTTCAAAAGTATAGGAGTAAAGTTTCCATACTCCATATGTGGAGGGTATATTAGGATAGCTGTTCTTAGGTGAACTCATATCCTTTGAGCGACTTCTTTTCACCTCTATGTAGGGCTGTTCGTTCCCATATATTCTGGTATACATCGAAAGGGTGTATGTACGTCCACCCATTGCCTTTATCACTGGAAACTTGCAGCCGTTCCATTCGTTCTGCGTAGCTCCGTGGCGAGAGATGGACAGGTAGAGGTTGTCGAAGTGAGCAACGCTGGGATAATTCACGATGGTTACATATTGAGGGCGTTGGAGACTTAATAGGTTGAGCGGTCGCAGACTTGCGCCTTTCAGAAGGTTTACTCCGCTGAAGGTTTGTTTTTTCACCTCCAGCTGTATGCTGTTAGCCGTTTGTTGAATGGTTGAAATTTTTTGTTCAAGCCCTTGTTTGTCTGCCTTGTTCTGTGCAATGATGCTTTCAAACTGCGTGTCGTTAGCTTCAAATTGCGCTTTGTTCCATTTCTGCGCACTGACGACGAACTCAACCGTAGCAGTGCGTGTCTGTCCCTTATATTTGGCGGTAATCTCAACTTTACCGCTCCACTGGTTGGGGCTTACACCATCAAAGTACAGCGTATTGTCACCAACTATTCTTGCATAGCAATTGTAAGGGGTGATATCTATGCTGCTGGGCAGTACTTCCGTCTGACCAAGGAACATCCGTATCTTGCCCTTGTTCTGTGCCAAATTTTCAATATCCCCCCTGTCGTTCGTTTGAAAGGTGAACGTGTTTGGAGTTACAACGAGAGTCAGGGCGGTATCTCCAGTATCGCCCTTTTCCCCATCATTCACGTTGGTAATGGAGATGTATGCACGTGCTATGACCTTTGCCATACTTCAAGTGTGTTGATTGAGTGCATAGGGCTATTGCCCTACGCACAAGTGTTATTATTGACTGACTTCACAATAGAATGTCGCCTTCTGGTCAATATCCTTGGCTTCCACCACGAGAGGGTTGCCTGTCTTCTGGTTTGAAGATGTGCCCGAGAAATTGGACTTTTCGCCATTCTTACCATACTTGCTCCACGTGTAGGTGAACTTCTTTGACGCCGTGTTTTCGTCCTCGATGCGTTCTTCTCCACGATACAGGCGAGCACAAAGCGTCGTCGAGCCCTGTCCGTTCTTTATCTGTAGTCCAGTTGGCGAAAAAATCTCCAATGTATAGGGGTCTGTCCTGTCCTCGAATGTTACGATAGCTTCCGCTTTGTCAGTACCATCGATGGCTTCAACCTTGAATGTCTGAACATTCAGCACGTCATCTGCCTTTACGGTGAGCGTTGATACACCTGCAGTAGTTACAATGCCACTTGAAAGAAGCTCCCACGCCTGCGTCTTCAAGTTGAGCGAGTACCACTTATAAGTAATACCGTCCTTATCCTGCGTGCCACCACGGTAACATTTGGCTTCTGCCGTGAGCGTAGAGATGTTGTTTGAAGCATCGAAGCTGTTACCCTTTGGCTGTGTCAGCACTACTTGGAAGAGCGCACCAGCATTTGCTGTCTTGGCCACAAAACCCTGTACCTCGAGCGTGGTATCCTGTTCGGTATCATTATCGTGATATACTGCCGTTATCTTGATTGGCAGAGAATTACCTGTTATGTTGCCTTTAATGGTAAGCGCACCGCCTGCTGGTATTGTGGCAACGCTATACTGACCACTGGTTGCTCCAGCATTCACGACAGTTCCACCAACGTCGTATTTCAACGAAGTGAGCTTACTTACTAAATTTGTACCATTGCCGGTAACATACACCTTTGGAGTTACAACGTTGTTGTCGCTCCCAAAATCAGGTGTGAACACCTTTGTGTCGGGGTTGTACATTTGCACTGGGTACTTGATGTCCATTACAAGTTGAACCTGCTTTGCGTCGTTAAGGTCTACTATCGTTACCTGACCTCTTGCCTTAATTGTTGCCATGTTTTTTCTTTTTATTGTGAATATATTTATTTTTCAATTTCTACAAGACAGTTTATTTGTGCCTTTAGAGTAACCTCTTCTGCACGAACGGTGATGCGATTGCCTACCGCCTTGTGCCTGGCATTCCAAGCTGCGTCAAAGTCGGTGTTGCCAGTTTGGATTTCCCATAAGAATTGAAAAGGTTGCAAATCCGCTGTAATGTCGTTTTCACCGTGAAAAACGGTTGCCACGAGTACGATTTGCCCCTGTCCGTTGTGTATGATGTTGCCACCGCTCTCAGATAGAACTCTCACCGTATATGGTGATGTTCCGTCTTCGCCTTTGGCTGCATACTTTTTCCACTTCGTCGATTGCTCGGTAGGCTCGTCGGTGTTGTCATCTACAAGCGAAAGCCACGTTCCCCTACTGTGGTACCATGCTTCATACTTGGCTGCCACCGTTCCTGGTACCCAGTCGCCACGATATATCACGTTGGGAATACGCGACCCGTCTGCGCTTATCCACTCGAAGCGTGCCGAATTCATGGATACCTTCTCACTTGTCAAATGGAAAGTCGCATTACTTTTGTCCAATTTGAATTCGTGAACATTCCTATACACTTCGATAGTTCCACCTACTTCCTTAGAGGTGGTTATCATCGTAACGTTCATTCGACTGCGGTGCAACGTAGGGTCTACTCCGTGAGCAATATCCCAAAGAGTGTTATGCCCACAAAGCACAATGTTGTCGCCTGCCTTCGGCTCATCGTTCTCTATGTTTTTATCACGATAAGTGTCATCGTCCGTGATAACGATATACGCTTCTTCGGCGTCGGTCTTTTGTGCAACTTCCGAAACACATCGCCAGTAGTAGCTGTTGCTGACATTCTCGTACACACCAGCCTTGATATTGAAAGTCTGACACAGGGCTTGGTCTCCAGGCTCCCAGTCGTTGGAAACAGCTTTCTCACCATCATCGGTGTGGAAGTAGCATTTCCAACCACCCTCCACGTGTACGACTTTGTCTATCACTCCATTTGCTCCTGAAAGCACTATATTACCACCAATGTGCTTGTATTCATCAACCTGCAACGAACGGAATACCGCCTTGCCAAGAACCTCGAGATAATCTATTTGTCCGTGAGCCTTACCATAGCTATCTAACCATACCTTGAAACCATTCAATCCTTGTGCAAAGCCTATGGTTTGGAGACTGTCTCCAAACGTAAGCCCTTTAAGAAAAGTTATCAATCCACGTGCCGTGTCGGATTTCAGCTTTGAAAGAAAACGGTCATCGACTGGTGTCTCCAAATCGCGAGCCTTGTCAGCGTAGCCAGCCTTTATCTTATTTCCATTTTCAAGCAGATAGCCATTCAGGAGTGAGAGGCTTTGCAACAATGAGAAATTATCATGTGTGTGTCCTATGCCTCCGTTTGCCGAGTAGCTTTTCTCGAGAACTTCGACGATGAAGTCGATGATGGCTGCTATCGTGGTAACGTTCCACTCGTCGGCATACGGATTCTGAACAGGAAAGAGTGCCCCACTGCTTAGGTTGAGTCGTTGAAACTCAACCAAGCGTGGGGCGATGGTAAAAGACCCCAATTCGGGTACTTTTATATCCATCATCTTTGCCGGTACTGCACTTCTGCGAAGATTGAGATACGGACGTGCGTCGGCATACTTAAAGGTAAATTCAAAGTTTGACGGCAGCTCCTTTGCTTCATACGAAGCCTCGCTGTCGGTAACCACTATCCTGCGCACATAGTTGTCGATATAGACATATTTCCCGAGAGAGGGGAAGAAGTCAAGCAGCCATCGGCGTTCCTCCTTGTTGAGATGACCAGTATTCTTCTTATATTCTCGAGCAGTATCGACGCGATATTCTTCTGCGTCGTTTTCAATCTCGGCAATGTTGTGCGTGTGCTTTGCCGTAAACGTTGTGTCGCCATACGCACGGAAGGTGTCGATGCCTCCGAGTGAATTTTCAAAGAGAATCCACTGTTCCTCCTCGCTCCTGATGTCGGAAGCATAGTAGCGTTGAATATACGTCAGACGCTTGCCTTCGGTATCCTCTACCCAAACATCGTAATATTCGGGAAGGAATCCGAATAGCTTCGCCATAATGGCATATTGCACAGGTATTGTCTGCGCTTTGTCCTTCTGCAGGTTCGCGATTGTTTTCTCGTCGCCTTTCACGAGTCCTACAATACGCTTCGTGTGATAGCCAACGCACTTGACAAAGCCTTCTGTCAGCGCATAGTAAGTAAGGAACTCGGGAGTATTGTAGGTAACAGGCTTCACGCTTGGCTGCCATGTGAGGAAATTTCCTTTCAGGAAGTTCTCCGCCGAATCAGCCAATCGGTCCACTCCTGCGCGGATAGCCGTAAAGGTAAATGCCTTTGTCTTTTCTCCCTCATATCGTATTGTAACCTTGAAGTCGCGTGCGATATGGTTCTGCAAGTATGCGCTCTCAATATCTTGAAGTTCGAAGTATAGCAATGGTGCTATAATATCCTCCAGGCTGATTTCTATTCTACCATGCCCGTCGGGTGTATAGGTGTGCTGCACGATAGGCGCACCATTCTCCGCATAGCTTAAAATGAATGTTATTTCCTCTTTGGTGGAAACAACAACTCGTTTCATTGAGCCTACAAGGCTGATATTGTCGGGTCTTATAATTATGTCCATATTGACAAAATGTTTATTGCAAAATTATAAAAACAAAAAACGATTTTAAAGGACACGAAGCACAGCCATTTCGAGTGAACAGAGAATGGTGCGCAGTTGTGTCAAATCTGCCAAGCGTCTATGACGTCTTCGACGCATTCAAGCCACACCTCTGTGCAAGAATACTTATATTTCGCACTACGCCAAAAAGACTTGTGCCGCACCTTTTGTGAGCGGTAGGACTTCTGTCTCATTATTTTTTGTCCTAAATATTCCTCTGTGGCCACTGGTGGATACATGGTAACGAAGGCTCTGTTCTTATCCAGCCCAGAATTATCGTATTCCGATTCCGATACTTGACGAATGGAAACTTTTCCCACCCACTTGTATCTTGAGCGCATGGTGGGGAAGAAACTGTCTATATCGGGAGGAGATGATAACGGCTCCATTAACGATATTGACTTCAGTTCTGACTCCTGCGGTTCATTCTTACCGCCCAGTACGAATTTCAGCTTATCGAGGAAGAAGGCTACTCCCCTGATAAGCACCTTTGCATGAGCTACCAAGTTCTGCTTTTGAGACTGAGATAGCAATAGCTTCACTTTCAATTCGTGCAGGGAATTTCGCAGCAGAAGGTCGTAATCCCTGTAGAACCGTGAGAATACGCCGTCATGTCCATTATAATAAAGCGCATAATTAAACAGCTTTTTCGCTTCCTTCCAGTCGGACGAAGAGATGTCATAGGGTGAAATCGTACCGATTGTTCTCCCATTGGCAAAGGCAGTAAAAGCCAACATTGTATTTTCCTTGTCAGCCTGTTCTGTATCACTTTCCTTATCATTACCCGCTACTACCATTTTAGAGTTGAGCGATTTGTATTTCCCGACAAAAAGATAATGCCCTATTTCGTAGTCTTTCTTCGGGTCTTCACTATCCACCTTGTATGTCAAGGTTCGGAACTCGGGAATAAGTTCGGGTATCTTAACCTCCTTTGATTCGAGCTGCTCTCCGGTATTATAATCTTGAGATGCTTCTCCTATCTTGGTAATCACTCGGAAATCGCCTGAAAATCCGATTTTATAGAAAGCTCCGTCTCTCGGTTCAAAGTAAGCTGCAGGATTAGCCTTGACCATATTGTTGAAGTCGTCGTAGGATTCCGCAGCTTCGCTTCCAAGTTTATCCTCAGGGGTGAGCTTTATGCGCTGGTAATCCTTTTCGGTCTTGTATGCGATGGTAGGCTCTTCGGTCATATTGTGGGTAAGATCTGTCGTCGGCGAGCTTGCCATGACATCGCGCAGGAAAACCACATCGGCAGTTCCGTTACCTTCGTTTGCCGTGAATTCGCAACAGAACTTCTTGCGGAACACGGCAATAAACTCCGAGCAAGTGATATTGGGCACAAGGTCGGCAATGTGTATTTTCCCATTTACAAGCGTATCGATTACGTTGTTGAGTACCACCATCTTATTGAATGGCTCGGTTTCCGTGAAAAAGCTCGGCAGCAATTTGTAACCGAAATAGGCAAACACCCGTTGAAGAAGGTAGTTGGCACGAATAAAAGGCGTGATGTAATAGCCTTCGTCGAGTGTGATAGACACATTGTCCACATATTCTATTCGCTGCACAGAATTGTAGAAGTCGGAACCTGGAGCAGTTCCGTCAGGATTGAAGAGCTTTGACACAGAGGCATTCTGAATGTTTTCTTCTTTTCCAAAAGCATTAAGAATCTTGTAGTTAAGCCCTGTGGCTATTCCTGAATCATCTTCAACCAATATAGGGAAGATGGCAAACTGGTCGTTCTTATTGTCTCGCAGCCTACGGCAGAACTCAATACCTTCCCTAACGGAAGACACTCCTGGAATGAATTCGTCTTTAAATATATCCTTCAGCTTCACGTTCTTAATCTTAGAGTAGAAAGAACCGTCGTTCAGGTAAAACGCCGTGGATATTTTCCCATTGTTCGATGCGTTCAATACAACTTGTCGGCACTGTGCAAAGAACTCACCGTCCTGTATGGTTACATCGATGGGGCGTATTTTCTGCGTACCGCCGAATGTCTCCGGAAAGCCAAGCATTCTGCGATTGCGTGCCGAGGTCGGCAAATCAATCGGAACTGTGCTCTCTCCATAATCGTTGAAGAATGGATTCGTACGTTCCACTTCTATTTTCGCGTCAGGCGAGAGATTGTAAGGTTCGCCTGTAGAAAGATGTGTTATTATCATATTTGTATGTTTTATTTTGAAGCAAGGCGTCTGACTCGACTGCGGAGTTTCTGTTGTGCGTCGAACTCGTCGAGGGCTACATAAGAGCGAACGCCATTATCCTTCAAGTCCTTCAGAACTTCCAACAGTTCTTTAGTGAAACCATTGCCAGGAGCAGTTGTTACCGCTGGTGTTGGTTGTGATGTCGGTGGCGAGGTTGTTGGCGTGATATATCCACCTGCAGCCCGTCCTTGCGTCTGCTGGATAATATATTTATTCATATCCAAGGTGCGGATATTGCCTGCACGTTGTGCTTGGTCAATAATATTCAGGAATGGAGCCACTGTCGGGTTCTCTACAGCAGCGTTGGAAGCTACCCACTCACGGCTACGCCCATATCCACCTTCGCCAACAATGACAGTGGGCTTATCTATGAATCCACGGCGATAAGGATCGTAGTCAGCATGGAAGCGTTTGCCGTCCTGCTCACGCTCGACATCGATGCTTCCACCACTTTCGAGACCTGTAGCGACACGAGTTCCTGAAGCAGAAGATGCACCTCCGGCACCATTGAGCGACATGCGTTTTACTTTCTGACGTTCTGCATTGGCTGCAGCGAGTTGGGCTGCACCCGTTACACCCATCAATGCAGCAGCGATTGGACCCGCTATCGGTCCCAGTTCGCCGAGTGCTTTCATTATAGAGACAGAGGTATCGGCAACTATCTGCGATGCCTTGATAGCGAAGTTTATATCGGCATACTTCTTTTGTATCTTCAGTTTGTCGTTTGCCTTCTTCTTCTCAAGCTCTGTAGTGTCTTTACCTGCATTCCTTGCAGCTTCTATCTCTGCGTCGTACTTTGCATCGACGTTGGCTTCTTCTGCTTTCATCAATTCTTGCACGGCACCACCTGCAAGGTTGCTGTAATAGTCGAAAGCCTCCTTCATTCTCGAAATTTTGAGGTTCTTTACAGCTTCCTCGTATTCTTCTTGAGTTATCAGACCTTGACGAAGATGTTCTTTCAGCTGTTCGTTTTCAGCATTGTACAGTTCCTGCTGTGAAGCGAGTCCGTATTGCTGACGTATCTGCAAGCGATGTTCTTCGGCTTGTTTTTCGAGATTGGTAATAGCCTGCTGGTGCTGTTCTTTGTTGAGAAGACCTTTTGCGAAATCTTCATCAATCTTTTTACGTCGGGCTGCCAGCTGGTCGGTGAAGGTGTCGATACCGTATTCCTGACGTGCCCGTGCTTTCTCTTCTTCTATTTTTTTTGCATAGTCGGCAACGATAGAAGCCTTGGCTTTTTCGTAAGCTTCTGTAACTTCTTTCTGTCTCTCGCCATCCTCGCCAGCCCTTTGAAGAGCAGCCTTGTAGTAGCCATCGAGCACGAGCAGTTTGGCATCGCATTCTTCCTGCAATGTCTGCGGTTTGGCAGGAGCGGTTTCCTGTATTTTCTCAAGCGCATCGTAATACTGCTTTTCGGCTTCGATATAAGCATTGTAGGCTGCTTGCTGCTGGTCGGCTACCGCCTTGTTTTGTTGTTCTTTGATAGCTTTCTTTTTGGCAGCGTCTTTTATAACAAGGTTCTCTGACAGAGTCAAGTACGATTGTTCGATGGACAGGAGGTTGTTTTGGTGCTCGATATTAAGAGCAGACACATAGGCATTGTATTGCTCCTGCGTGAGACGTTTCTGTGCAAGAGCCTTGTTGAGTGCATTGAGATCTTCTTCGTATGACCGTTTGGCATCTTCCAAGTCTTGCTGGCGGTCGTGTGAGAATTTACGAGAGGCAATATCGTCGGGATTAACAGTTTTGCCGTGCTTCTGCTTTTTCGTTTTACCTTTCTTCGTCTTCTTGCCTTTTCCTGATGGCGAAGAATACTCCAACGCAGCCTTTCGTTGCTCCAGCGATGCTATTTGCCTGTCGATATCTTTCAGTCCTTTTGTGTCTCCGACTTTTATATCCAGACGCTGCCTTTTCAAATCCTCTATCTTTTTTGTGATATCATCAATTTGCGCACCTACTGTTCCTACAGTATTTGCATTTTTACCTGATGTTTTTGTTGGAGTAATGATGGCTATTCTTTTCGCAAAGGCTTTAATTTCCCTATCGTTTTTAGCAATTGCAGCAAGATGTTCCTTTTCTCTTTTCTGCCTGTCTTCGTACTCTTTTATAATAGGGTTCTTACTCCCTTCCGTACCACGTGCTACGATACCAGATTCCGTAAAGCCTGCAGCAAAAGAGGTGATTCGTTGAGTAAAACTTGTATTTCCCTGATGCTGTTGCTTTGCTGTGTCATATTTTCCTTTATTCTGACCTCTCCAGTCGCGGTCAGAATTCGCATTTCTTTCGTGTTCCAAACTATCTTTTGTGAGACGTGTGATTTCGTCTTGATATGCTCTTGCCTTTGCTGCAGCCATAATTTCGGCAGCGAGTATCCTGTATTGTTCTGCTGCATTTCCAGCAAGTATGGCTTCTGTTGTTAATTTGCCAAAGTAATCAGGGTATTGCTGTTTGAGTTGTTCCACCATTTGTTTACGTTTATCCATTGCAATGGACTGGTCTTGTGTAGCTTCGTAGAGAGAGCGAAGTTTGGCTGTTTCTTCTGCAGCACTTTCGGAAGCCTGCTTTTCCACTTGATTGAGTCTTCGCTGTGCAGCTGTAGCTTCATCTGTGCGCTTGCGGAAAAGCAAAAGTGCACCTACAATAAGGGTAATACCTCCAAACAAGAGTCCCCAGGGAGAAAGTTTAAGAACAACATTGAAAGCTTTTTGTAGGGCAATTGATGTTTTCATGGTTTTATTGAGAACAGCGTGTCGTAAAACAGACAGTTCTATCATAGCGTTCTCAACAGCGACAGCTGCAGCCTTGAGTTTGCTGACGGCGACGGCACGGAGACTCCATAAGTAGGCTACTTTCTGTGCTGCGACATAAGAAAGATAAGTCGTCGTAAGCAGTGCTACTACCTTGACGAGTGTCCATAGCGTATCGCGATGCTTTACAATATACTTAATGGCATTGATTGCTCCTATTTGTATCTGTCCGTAAATATCGGTAAATTCATCTTTTAGAGGTAGCAAGGTCTTGCCAAGAGAAATCTGCGCATTCTCCAATTCAACAGTACGACGCGCAGCTCTGTCGGCTGCAGAGATGTACGTTTCTCCAGCTTGAGCAAGGTTTTTCTCTACGATAGTAGCTACAGCTTTCATAAAGCTACCTGTTTCCTTGGTTTGTTCTTTTATTTCAGCAGCCGAAAGACCAAGGTTATCAAGTATCTGTGGGGATTGACGTCCAAGACCTGTAACGATGGAATCTACCATGTAATCGAGCGATTGTCCTGTCTGCTGGGCTTTCATTTGAGCAAAAGAAAGATACTTGCCGAGGTCTTCGAGGGGAATGCGGAAGTCTTTTGCCTTTACGGCAGCCTTCATCAATTCTATATCAGATACCGTGCCTTTGGTTGCATTGCGGAGCATTTGAAGATAATCCTCCGTACCTATCTTCTCAAAAGCGTGAATAACACCATCAGCTGATTCTGCCAACTCTACACTCTTATCTATTGCCTCTGATAGTCCCCCAGCTATCGACTTTCCTACTTGGGCGACTATCTCTAACGTTTTTACGCCCAATTGTCCTAAAAAGAAATTGTTGAATTGGTCAGAAGTTAAAAGCTCTTTGACATTTTTGGAGTTCTGTTTTAATTCTGACATTCGGGCATTTACAGTCTGAATACTTTTTTCAAGAGCAGAATATTGCTGTGGATTTAGAGCCTTAGAGACATTGTCCAGTTCTTTCTGTAAATACTTAGACTGTTTCTTCAACTGAGACATTGTCATAGCATTTATATCCAGCGAGCGTGTTTGCTCCTGAATACGAGAACTCAACTCACGAATCTTCCTACCAGTATCCTTGTAGGAAGCAGCAAGGTTCTTGTACTGCTCGGTTTCTTTCTTTCCCGATGCTTCAAGTTTTATCATTTGCTGCAGTCGCTGCTTGTTCTCATTCCTGAGGGACGCTGACTGAACTTCGAGTTTATGGATTTCCTGTTGTGCCTTAGATGTCTTGACATCAACAGTATATTGGATTTGGTCTTCTGTTAGATGCTTATTTGCCATACTATTTATGGGTTAAATGATTTATCTAATTGGTCGTGAATGGTCTTTCTTACTTCATCGGTGAAGCCGTAGCGAAGCTGTGGGAATGTTTCGTGATAGAGCACGCCCCATACCACACGGTTGTAAAGAGCGAGGTTGCGTCGTTTGAACTTGGAAATACGGTCGCGCCTGCGATACGCCATATCGAGGAAGCGGAGGTAAGGAAGAATGCGGACAAAAATTGTATGAGAGTCGCTGGTGATGCTGCTCTCAAAAGAATGCTTTGAAAGCAGTGTGATAAGCCTTCTTGAGCGTAGTTGATAATTACTACGCACTACAGATTCCTGTGTGGCATAAATTTTCAAGAGACCCTTCTGCAGGGTTTCGTGAACGAACTTTTTACGAACGAGACTGTCTGTTACCATACTTGCTATTTATATTGCAAATATAGTAACAGACAGTTATAAATTAAAGGACAAGGATTTTCCTATTTAACGAAATGCCTGTATAGTGGTATACCTATTATTGGGGTTAAGAACATGCACAGTCCTAAATAGAACAACTTTACAGACCATGGCTCACCATATGTTAAGAACGGCATCAGAATAAGCGATATTAAAAAAAAGAATATTTCTAACATTACCATAATCAAGATATTTATTTTAATGCAAATGTAAAACTTATAACTGAAAGTTGCAAATCAATCTTTGAGTATTTGACTTTCTATGGCTTTGAATAATTCATATACTACTTGAGGAACCATAGAGTTGCCGAGGGCTTTTATTGCTTCTTGTCTCCATCGGACAAAAGAAATGGTAAGACGAGATACATCAAAGGGAAGCCCATCATTTCCGATACAAACAGGGGAGACAGTTGGGAAGTCCCTCCACCAATCTTGTGGGCGATTTGTTCCGCTAAATTGCTCTGTTCCGCATTCGGCTTTCTGTGCACCTTCAGATTGTCCATTGTCATCATAGACCTCCTGCCATCGCTTGCCGTCGGAGTTAGCAACCAATCCATCTTGCTGAATATGTCTGGCAATCCTTTCTGCTTTGAGTTCTCGCCTCGTTTCTTGAAATCCTGCGCACAAGGTGTCGGTAGAATCCCGTGAAAGTTGATATAATCCATCAGTCCGCTCGGACGTCGCTCGCCATTCTTTCTGCTGCCCATCGTTCGACCTCCCTTCTCTTTCAATTCTTTGATACGTTTGCTGTGCTGTATCTCTACTGCAAGCGGAGTCGGTAGTAACTCTTGAGGATAGAACTTCTGCTTTCCGTTCTTGCAAACCTTTAGTCCTTGCGTTACAGGAGTTGGAAGCATTTCTTTGGGCAATGAACCACACCCGGTCTCTTTGATGGGGCGCACCGACGGAACAAGCCGGAATAACAAACGGTTGGACGGAATATCCTTCACGTTCAAGATCTGTACAAACGGTTTCGGCGACGAACTGCTGTTCTTTTCTATATATGTTGTCGCCCTCTTCAAATAAAGAGGGCGTGCAACCCACTTTAACCGCTTCAGTGGGCTGTACCATTGTGAGGATTCCAGCAACATTTTCGCCAATGACGAAAGAGGGCTGTATTTCCCTGACAGCTCGTAGCATCTCTGGCCAGAGGTAGCGGTCATCGTTCGTTCCAAGTCGCTGTCCGGCTGAACTGAAAGGTTGGCATGGGAATCCACCTGTGAGGATGTCAATTTGACCTCGCCATTCTTTGAAATTTGTTGTCTTGATATTTTCATAACCAATAGAATTTGGATACCAATAATTTAAAACAATATTACAGAATTCGCTGATTTCACAATGAAAAACATTTTGCCAACCTAACCAAAGAGCTGCAAGTTCTGCTGCTCCAATACCGCTGAAAAGCGATGCATGTTTGATAGTTTTTTTCATTCATTTCTTTGTTTGTTTGTTAATGGCAAAATTAAATACTTCTATTTTGTTCGTAAAGGACACCTCGTCTCACGACGAAATGTCCAAACAAACATTCAAATAAATGAATACACGGTAGAAGTATCATCGTTCACGGAACAACCATTTGAATTCCAACCCTTGCGAGCCACGGCGGTTGCAGAAGTCGAAGCCTGCATTGCGGAGGGCAGAGAAAACTTCTGTCGGTACTATCTTTGCCGATGGGTCGATTTCCCTGATGGCATCTACCACTTCGGCGGTGCTAAAGAAATGGGTGGCATCGGCTGGCGTTGGTGCAGGAGCGTAAGTCTTCTGCAGTGCAGCTATGTAGATGCTGATGTCGGTTATTGGTTGTTCGGTGTTGTTTTCCTTGTTGTTCATTTTTTTATAAATATTTGATTAATAATTCAAGCCGTCGACCTCTTCCGGACTGTCGGGACAGAGGGCGTTGAGTGTTTGTAAATCGTTTTTGAGAGCACGGATACTTTGCAGCATTTTGAACGTGCCTGGACGAGGTTCTCCTGTATCTTCGACAAAGGTGCCGTTGCAGTCGGAGAAAATTTTGTTCTCTATATCTTCCAATGTGGCAAGATATCCGAGGAAATATCCACCGCCCACCATTTCGTTAAGGGCTGCGATGGTGTCTTGGCTGACGTAAGTCAGGGTTTGGTTCATTGGTCTGCTCATGCTTTACCTCCTTTCTCTTTATTAGGAAAACTCTCTTTTATTTCTATCAAAGCATTTATCAACTCGTCTATTTGTTCAGTAGTTGTTATATCAATAAAGGATTCATCACAATCTTCGTTATTCTCATCGAAGTGATGTAATTGCGCACCCGAACAAAAAAGAAAATTATCTTCTTCTTTATAAGGTAAAAATCCGATGGAATGGTTTTTCCCTACTTTTACTTTTTTCATACGTTACCTCCTTTTTTATCTGTTTTATTAACCCGATAGACTAAGTATGCTGCACAAAGGGCAGAAACGAGTGAGGCTACAGGCTGCTGTTCTACGCAAGCAGCTGTGATACATAGGCACAAAGTTACAACATTGATGCGAAGCACCAAACGACGGGTTACGGTGAACTCGCAGATACGGCTGTAGAACTCGCTCTTGGTGTCGAGCCAAAGGTTAATAGACTGGATTTTGTGCTGTATCGTAGCACGTACGTCGATAGGCTGCTGTTCTTTTGCAGAGCTCTCGAATTCGATTACTTCTTGCATAATACTCGATGTTTAGCATTGCCCAGAACCGCTGGGTACGGATACGAAAAAGCGGATGCTCTTCCTGTCGCTAAACATCGAGATTCTCCACAAGGGTAAATCACATGGAAGGCATCCGCCATATCTTCGTTGCAGTAGTCTGCAATATGGGCATAAAATAAGCCCAACGAAGTAATAAGTTTCGGGGCTTGACATTACTCTCACCCTTGCTTGAGAAATATTTCTCGATATTTAGCGGTTACAAAGATAAGGAGTATTTTTGTAACCGCCAAAAGAAAACGCAATTATTTTTGCGTGGCGTGAAAATTACGGATAAATATCAGTAGTCCAAGTTCCATGCAAATCTTCATCTAAATCTGTTGCACCAACACGCATTAGTTGTAACCTACTCCATTCCCAGTTGGAGATGGAAGTCCATTCTCCACCTTTATAATGTAGGCGCAAATCAAACTTGTGTTCTACTCCGTCAACTGTGTAATGTCCCAATACATTATATGCATTGTCCCCTATGTTAAAAATTTCCTCATTTGAGAAATCAACATCTGAAGACGTATGCAAATTAACTTTAACTATTTGTCTTGCCATCGTTATCGCTCTACTTTCCACTTCTATCTGTTCCGTCGAGTACAACTCTGTAGAAGTGGTTTCCGTATCGTCGGAGCAACCTCCCACGATGAAAAAGAAAAATAGACTCAGCAGTAGTACTGTTACGCATACTACAATGCAGCTACATCCTGTTTGTTTCATGTTATTTTACGTTTATGGTTAATATTTTTTGCAAAGATACGAAGATATTATAAAAAAGATAATCTAATAGACATAAAAAAAGCCCCTCGCTGTTGCGAGAGGCTAAGTGTGCGCCACAAGCCCGGTGGCGACTTTTGTTCAAATCGGCGATATAGTTGAAGCCGGGGCTGGTATATTGTCGGCTGCCCGTAGAATGCGGTTGCTCAAATCTATGAGTGCAGTCTTTAATTGGTTTGCTTCTTCGGGAGTGAAACCACCTTCGCCTCCGTTTCCGTCAATTCCATACATTTTATGTTGAAACCAAGGAACTGATTTGTCGAAGTATGTACGAGCTACTTCGCGCCACGATACACTCAAGTAAATATCACTCATACGAAATTTCATATCGGTGATTTTTTCTTTTTTCTTTGCTGTAACTTCCATAGTTTTTTATTTTTAATGGTCCTCCCCGAGGGGAGAACCTTTTGTTTTCATTCTTTTGGCATATCCGTCATTCTATCGAAAATGTCCTGTGCGTATTCGAGGAGGTCAGGATAACCGTTTGGATAACTGTTGCAATAATTTCTAATTGCTTCGAGGAGGTCTTGTTCTTCAGGAGTAACCTCCATTTTAATTTTTTCTTTTTTCTGTGTCATACTATATCTTTTATTTGAACAATACAAAGGTACTACTTTTTTGGATAGTAACCAAATTTTTTACTATCTTTTTTGATAGTAATTTGTATTTTTAACATTTGACTTTATTTATCGCTGCAAATGGAAAATTCCTTGTTACGGAAAAGTTCGGCCAAGCCTGATATTTGTTTCAATCGGAGAAGCTCGTCGGCGTCCATTCCTATATTCTTCAATATCCAGGCATCGGACATTCCTGCCTTTACAAGTTCGCTTACGATGTTGCTCATCAGTTCTATGGAGTGAGAACCGCGTGCCCTGTTGTGGCGAATGGTAGATGCCATGCGGTTGCTAATATCTTTCTCGATGGTAACAACTGGCAGACAGCCTTGTTCCCTCTCATAAATATCCTTGTGTGTCTTCATGACGGTGTATCGATGGAATCCATCGACTATTTCGTATACGTCTTCTTCAGGAAGATAATAGCACACTATCGGCATAGTGTAGCCATCTTCCTTTATTGACTGGTATAGGAGTTCCATTTCGGGTGGCGCAACAGCGTTCGGGTTATAGCTGTTGGCTCTTATCTTTTCGAGTGGTACTGCCTTCACGTTGTAAACAGGGCTGTTGTATCTTGTCTTCATAATAAGTTCTTATATTTTTCTATTATATTTTTTCGTCGGGCTATTTCGTTTTTTGTTTGCGAAAAGCCCATATACTTGCATAGGTGGTCGTTCTTCATAATGCATATACACATTCTTTTATAAGTAGGTATGAGTTTGAAATCCTTGATGTCTATGTCATCGATGTATGACATCTTAACAGGTAGCTTGCTGGTATTGTAGTTGCTCTTGCCACCCACCTGAATACTAACACCTGCTTGCTTTAAGGCGTTGATAGTGTCGGCATCGAGGACACCACCCTTTTCCTGCCAAAACCTTATGGAAGTTTCGAGTTTTGCAAGATAGTTGAGCCTTGTGTGTTCGGGGAGGGTAGAGAGGAGGAAGTACATGTAACTTTCCCATGTGTGCCCTTCAGGCAGCGTGATGGACTTCCACCCCATTGCCGTAGTTCCACCGTATATGCCCGTGAAATTAACACCATTGACACGACTTACCAGCTTTCCCCACGTATGCGGTTCTATGACACGATAGAGTGCAAGCGTCTCCTGTCCTTCCGAGAGGAAAGGAGAAGCAACACGCATTTGATGAATGCCGACACCAGCCTGATAGAAGAGGTCGTAGAGGTGGTTGTACGGAAAATGGAACTTAGCATTGGCTATCCACACGTCTTCCGTAGTCCAGTCGAATATAGGGTAAGCATTGTAAACGTCCTGATATATTTCCCTCGTCCACTTTATGCCCTTGTAGTTCCTGTAATTTCGATCGGAATGAATGGCACGCCAGCGATTCAGGCTTTCCTGTGTTCGGATACCGACAAGAACCGCAGTTCTGTCTGCCTTGTTCCTGTCGTGAAGCCATTGCGAGAAACGTTCTTGAAACTCGTAATCCCACATTCTTTCGTTGTAGAAAGGAAAGTCGGCTGCCGTGAAAGCTCCCTTTGGCATTTGGCTGACCCATATATCGCGTTTGGATTCTTCCCACGGACGCCAATAGGACTCTGTCATGCTGGTGCACGTGGGAACCTTGAACGGTACGCACGCCCTATATACATCAAGTATGTCGGCATTGGAAGCCAACATGTCGGACACGTACTTGGAAGTAAGTTCGTACTGTGCTTCGTAATCGAGGTGCAACACAGAAATCTTGCGCTTCAGATTGTTTTGCCGTATGTACTGTATGCAAAGATTCAGGAGCAGTCCGCTGTCTTTTCCACCCGAGAAAGACACGGAGATGTTATCGAACTCGTTAAAAACAAGTTCCAACCTTTGCATACAGGCTTCGTATACATTCATAGCTTTTCTTTCAAAGTTTTTATAGGCAGCGTCTTGAAATACTCTACCATATTCATTTTCTTTTCAATACATTTGTTGAAAAGGTTGTCTAAGCCGATATTGCCGTCAAGGTCCCAATATCGGCAGTCTGCAGTTTGCCCGACACGATATGTGCGGTGGTTTGACTGCTCACGGACAGCATAGTCCCAGTTTTTGTCGAAATATATCGTATTCCGATAGTCCTGCAGGTTGAGCCCGAAGGCAGACTGGTGGTAACTTAACACCAACGCTTTCGGAAACTCCCGACGGCAAAGTTCCTGACTCAGGATAAAGTTGCAGAAAATGATAGTCTTGCTTTCGTCGATGTCGTTGAAAAGCTGCCTTAGCTTTGTAACCTTATCCTCGGAACAACAATAGGAGTGCTGCATCTTCTGTGTCATCTCCAAAAAGATGTTGTTGTTCTTGTACATCAGCATCTCGTCGTTGAGAAACATATCCTTGATATTCTTGTATGTTTCCAGCGAGGACTTGTCCACCGTATATCTTATAGTGTTGTATATCTGCCGAACCTGCAGCTTCAGGTCGCATTCGTAGATATAATGGCGAATGAGAGAATATAGGTAGTCTATATTCTCATATCCTGTAATGATTTCCTTTTTATACTGAAAGCGGTTGTTAAGTGTTTTTGTAACCTCCGTGTATTTACAGAATGTGTTCTTGAACTTGGTCAAGTCCATCTGCAATATGGCAGGGGAGAGAAATTCCATCTGCGCCCACAAGTCGAGCAGGTTCTTGGACAGGGGAGTACCGTTGAGTATGAGTTTATATTCTGCATACTTTGATATTTCCAGCAATCGCCTTGTGCGCTTTGCTGTCATATTCTTTATCTTGATACTCTCGTCTACAATAACGAATGGCTTTCGAGCCTCTTTTATCTGCTGCAGTACTTCCAGGTACTTCCTGTCGGAGCTGCCTATGCTTTCTATTCCTACAAAGAGAGTGTTGCATTTGAAGTCGCTCCACTTATTGACTTCGTCAATGACAGAAGCTACACCTGCAGGGCTTTTTATTGTTCGCAAAGGAGCGAACCAAACCACAAGGTCGAGCTCGGGCACACTGTTGACAAGCTCGCAGCTTACACGCGTCTTGCCTGTGCCTGCTTCCATGAAGAGAGCACCGACCTTCCATTGCTGGAGATGTTCTTTTGCCTGCTGCTGATATAGGTAAAGGCTCATTTCCTCAATTCTTCTATAATGTTATTTTCTTTCGGTGTTATTTTCTCGGGGACGTGTGTCTTTATCGTGTAAGACGGCAGCATATTGCCATCTTCATCGAAATAGGCACATTTCTTTGAAGAGTACTGAAGGTCGGTTTTCTGTAAGAACCAAGCCTGAATCCAATATGCATCAGACTTGTGCACTCCGCAGTCGGCTTTCACAACCTGACTTTTCGGAATGATAGCGGTAGAACCATCGAAAGCCGTGGCTTTGTAAGCCTTTTCGCTGATGGATACCAAACTCTTTAATCTTACAGAAAAACACTTTATCCTCATAGTTGTTCTTTTTTAGATTTGGCATAATAGCCTTCCTTTGCCATATTGCAGATAAATTCTGCAGTATTTTTCGGAGTTTCCTTTTCTATTATATTATTGAGTTCTTCATCTATACCAACAGATATCCTCCTTACGATATTCCTCGTCTTAAACCGTGGAATACGTGCGTCATCAAGAATGACGTAGATTGTTTGTTCTGAGCGCACACCAGTCAGCTTCATTATTTGCTTTATGGTGTGCTTTTGAAGACGGTAAAGTCGTTTTACCTCTTCTTTTTGTTCGGGAGTTATAAGGATTTTCATTTTGTTATTTTTGTTATGTATTCGGCTGCTTTGTTTAATGTCGAAGCAAGTTTCCTTTTATCTTCTATGCCGTTCTCCAGTTCCATCCTCCATCGTGGAGGATTTTTACGATAAAGATACAAATGCTTATTGTCTTCTGAATATTCAAAGCCGTAAACATTTTTAAACAACTTGCTTCCGTGATGCCTTGCGCCCCATTCTCCGAGTTTGCGCATAATACGTGCCAAGTCGATCGGCGACAGCTTCGGTGCATCTTCAAGCATCGTCACCTTTTGCGAGTTGTTAAAATCACCTTCTTCAAAGGTAATGATAACACCGTTTTCTTTATCGGTGAGTACCCACTTGTTTGGGTGGGTACTCTTTTGTATGATATATTTATTCATATTTTAATCTTTTAAAGAAGAAATAAGATCGTTTTTAAAGTAGGCTTCTGCAGCCTCTTTTAATTCAGAATAAGTATCGTAGCCTCTCTTTACTCCTTTACTATGACAATAAAGTTTGAATTTATTATCTTCATAATACATCTCGTAAGATTTCCACCTATAATCACCTTCTCTAAAGTTATAAGAAGGTTTGATTTGGTAAGGAAAGCGTTTGTCGTAACAACGCTTAAATGTTTCCTCGTCCTTCCAATGAAAAATTAAATCTTTTTCAAGAAAACTTCTCAATTCTTGCTCAAAAACATTTTGAGCATAACTCTTTGCTTCTGCCAAAGAATTAAAGAAAGTTTTTTCACCTTCTCCTTTTTGAAGAGCAAAATACCCGTCAGGAAATTTTTCTATATGATATTTTCCTAATATTATTTCATCGTTGCTATCTTCACTATTCAGAAGATATAGATAGTTGAGTGTGTGGTATTTATTATCACCACCTCTTATATAAGCAAGTTTATTATCATACTCGTAAACGAGTTTCATAATTCGATTAGATTTTCTTTGTGCCTTGAGAGCTTCTCTCATTCTATATAATGAGCCAGCTATTAAGTATGGCACATACCATTCTATATTTATACGTCTTCTTGTTTTCTCGAAACCCCATTCTTTCATTGCGACTTTGAAGTCGTAAATGGTCCATGGATAGTTAAAACAATGGGGGTCTCTCTTGATAAACCTTCGAAGCACTTCTGTTTCGTGTTCATAATAATCATAACCAGGAAAATGACGTTCAAAGCAACCGAAAAAATATTCGATTCTTTCTTCGTCAGTAATATTCTCTGTATTCGGACTTATAAACTCGTCTCGGATATGGTCTAACACCCATGAATTTAGTTTGCCGAATAACTTACTTTCTCTAAAATTTGTTTTCATAGACTTTGCCCGTCATGCCGATAGCGCAGCGTTATGTTTAGATATAATAAATTTCTTTAGCTTGTTGTTCCGTGAAAGGAAAGTCGGGAAGTTCGCCTACCTTTATTTTGGTCATACCAAATTGTTTGTCGGTTAATAAGCGAACTTGATATTTTTGTTCTAATCTTCCATTGAAGTTTTGCAGAAAATCCATTGCGTCTTGTTTGGAGTTAAAATGCTTGGCGTAATATTTCATCGCCTTAGCTTTGGTAACATAAGAATGCCCTGAGAGGGTTTTCTCGTCTTTTTTTGTTACTACTTTTCCACTGGTTGGAGTGAAAATTGCCCAGTGTACTTTATAGGCTGAAAAATCTGAATTGATTGTTTTCATTTTTTTTGTACAGTTTTTTTTGGTGTGTCTCACCAGCTCTTAATTATTTAATTTTATTTATATGCTTTATTGTATTCGTCTATTAAATAATCGTTGTCAAAGATACTTTCTGTTGATATCATATCTTCTTCATATGTATCAGGCTGTTCGCCATATATTTCAAGAATTTCACAAATTCTATCTCCATAACTGTTATTTGCCCAGCAGGCATAATGTACAAAATTACATTTACTCAGTTTGAAGTTTTCGAATATTTCGTTTACTTCTTCTTCTGACAATTGTTCAAATGCAAAAAATCCTATTTTTTTCATGTCTTTTATTTTTTAATTGTTGTTTGTTTTATTATTACAATGCAAAGATACAACTTTTATTTGAATTATCAAAATAAAAGATGCTTTATTGTGATAAAAAGAGTGTTAAATAATCTAAACGAGGAAATTTGCATAAAAAAGCCGTAACAGTACAAGAACTGCTACGGCTACAAAGAACGAGCTGGAAAGAGGTTATTCTGCGGAAACGAAACCGTGGGAAATAAGGTCGGCAAGGAATGCTTCAGGGCTGTCGGTACTGACAAGATAGCCTTCGAGTTCCTGAAGGCGCAGTGCGAAGTGTTGCATGTATTCCGCATCTGTACCCTCGCTGTCGAAACGGCTGCCTGCGTGAAGCTGGCGGAGGAACTCCTCGGGGCTGTATGCTACAATTTTGTGTTCGTCTCCTTTAATGCGGTAGGTTTTGAATATTGGTGCATCTACCCGACGATGTTCGGGGACTAAATTATGAGGAAGTCGGCTTTGTTGTTTTGCTTCGGTCATAATAGCACCAACGAGCTCTTTGGGTGAGATGGTCGGCTTTTGCTGACCATCTCTTGTTTCTATCTTTAGTCTTCTCATACTGCTAATTTCTTTGTTCTTATCTTCAAGTAAAGTTTTTCGCTTTCGGTGAGGAAAGGTATGTTTTGAAGGGTTGTGCCTGCATTCACCTGTCCTTGCTTTGCAAAGGTAATCATTTTTGCGAGAAAATGTATCCAGGCAGACATTTTTGTGAAGTTGGTGGAACCTCCGTGCTGGCGAAACTCCACTGTGCGGTGGCGAGCGTAGGCTTCGAGGTTTACCTTGTGGTAGCGGTTGTGGAAGAAGGCTGCTCGAAGGTCGCCAATGTTACGAGCGTGCTTGATAGAATTTTCTGTGATGGCAGTAAGTGCTTTGCAATATCGGTTGTTGCGTCTGCTGTGTGGCATGAAGTTGTCGATAACACCCTCAAGGCGTTTGTAAGTAAGAATGAGGTTCTTCCAAGTTGAAAGGTCGAACTCCGCAGCGTCCATGTGTACGTGAAGTCCGCAGGTGTCGTTTACCTTGGCGTTGCAGAGGTCGAGCACCCAGCAAACCTTTTCGAGTTCCTCGAGTCCCTGTTCTCCATGCAGAATTGGGCTAACCAATTCGAATGGGTTGTTTCCGCAAAGGCTGCTGTCGGTAACCAATTTCCAATGGTCGGTGTGGTCGGTGTGGTTGTAGCCTTCTACCTGTACGTTTATTCCTGCTGCGGTAAGCTCGCGTGCCAAACGTTCCCGTGTGCAGTTGCAGGCTTCAATCTCCACTCCGAAATTGCGGTTAAAAGCGTAGTCGATTGCTGGGGCGATGGTTGCTGCTGCATGTGCTGCCGTGTTGGTAAAGCCCTGCATCATTCGTTTGTAGACGTTCTGCACAAATCCGTAGTTTCCGTTTGCCACGAGGTCGGCAACCTGTCGGCGTGTAAGTCCGAGTGTGAGAAGTTTCTGTATCTTGGAAGTCTTTGTTCCGTTTTCGTTTAGAATGCTTTGAATTTGCTCGTTCATAATCTTTGTTTTTAAATTGTTCTTTTTTTTATTGTACTGCTAAGGTAACACTATAAGTGGGAACGTGCAAGTACTACAGCATTTATAATCAGCCGTTTAGCTTAGTTTATCTTCTACTAAAACCTGATACAAAAAGCCACCACTGTCGCAGTGGTGGCTCGCCTAAAAACAATCAATCTAACCAAAAAACTAAAAGACTATGAAGAAATCAAACGTTTATTTTATTAATTGGTAAAATTTCGCATATGTGAGTTTGGTGTGAGGATTGCGAGATATGATATCCATTCTAACCTCCTTACAGCCATAGCGAAAGAAGAGGAAGCGTTTGGGCACTCGGTGTACCATTATATCAAGCGTGTCGGTGGCTGTTATGGTGCCACGGAACAGCGAGTCGGAAACACAACCGGAGAGCGACAACCACGGGTCGCTCCATGAGAAGCATTTAAGGGTGTCGGGGAGGTATCTTGTAATTGTGTCGGTGAGAAAGTGGGCACTCGGAGGCTTGGTGATGGGTGCTACTATGTCGGCAGTGAGCGTAGTAGCTGCAGAAGCTGCCTGTGAGATACGACCTGCTTTTATACCTACTTGCTTTGCCACCTTTAGCAAATCGTCTCCACTTTGTCGGAATTCCGATGTAGTAAGTGTGACTGCAGGTGCGGAAAGGTGGCTTCTTCCTGTGGAAGTTTCCGATATTTCCACCTTTCCGTTGTGAAGCAGAATATTTTGGTTCTCCTTAAGGCGATCGCGGTCGGCTTTGGTCTTGACATAAAGGTGCACCGACAGTGATAAGCTGCCTAAAAGTGTTACTATGACACCTACAAGTATATAAGTGAGCGGTATTTTCCTTATCATGATTTTATTTTTTTATGTATTCACCATTATCGTTGAAATCTTTGAGTCGCTTGACGAATGAAGTCGGCAAGATGGGATAAATAGCCTGCATGTTCTCGATGCATGAGAAGGTTTCCCTTACCAGCATAAACACACAGATATAGGTGCTTATCCATTGTGTCGCACCAACTACAGAACCTTGCACCGTGCTGTTTGCAAGAACGTTTGAGAGAATGAGAAGGCAAATGTAAATGCCTATCTTCTTGCTGAACTTTCCGAAAAAGCAGCCACTCGACGCATCTTTGTGCAACAAGTGCTTCCATAAACTAAGAAAGGTGTCCACCACGATAGCTACAGCTATCCACTTAGCAAACTCCCAGTCTTGGTAGAAATAGTGAGAGATGTCTGCCACTATGGTCAGGGGCAAGGAAACGATTGATATCATTGGTATTTTTTTCATAATTTAATTTCGCTTATTTCTGAACACAAAATTAACCTATTCCGTGTTCTTCACAAAGGACTTGTACTGTTGGTGAATTTGGAGCGTGTCGGGGGCTATGCAAGACAGCATCAAAGTCCACCCTACCGAATGGAGTTCCGAAGCCACGAAGGGGACATATTCCGCTCGGGAAAGCTCGCCACGAGAGAGCCATTCGATATCTCCCCTGTCAGCATCGGCAAGCATGGCAGCATGCACTTTTGAAAGCAGTGCAAGCGTGTTGTCGGAAGCGAGCATGTATTCGGCAGCATCGGCACGGTTCGGCATCTTGTTGGCAACTGTTACAGCTATGCGCTGGGTGAGTTCGTAAGAGTTGTGACTGTTGCCCGACATCGACATTTCTCCGTAGTCTATGAAAAGGAAAGAACCGATGCATTTGTCGAGACGTGCCTGCAGTTCCTCGAAAGACTGCCCATAAACGTAGTTGGCAATTTCGGGAACACGCGACGTTTTGGGAAGATTGCCGAGTGAAGTCAGAAGCTCGTCGTACCCTGCGGTATTACTTGCGCCATTGGTGAACATGGCACGTATACCTTCCTTATGCGGAAACTGGGCAAAATAGAGAAATTGTTCTTTTATCATATACTATTTATTTTCTTCCAAGTATGAAATAAATTTATCCACTTCATCACGTAATAGTTTCATCTTATCAATAAAGTTGGCAGTATCATCATCTTCGGTTTTATGCAAACGAACAGACCAGTTGCAATCAGATACTTGTAAAAACGTATTTCTGATGTTTTCTCCATGCCATGTTGTGTTTCCGTCAAAACAAACAAGACTCCCCGTAGAAGGCGAATCTTCTCTGTTTAACCATATTCTTCTATTATACATTGCTATAAAATTTTGTTAATTACATTAATGGGCAAACCTACCTCTTCGCTTATTTTCACTTTGTCCCAACCAAAGCCCTTCATATCTCGAACGGCATCGATGGTCTTCTTACGCAGCACCTTCAGGTAGGTAAGCAAGTTCATTTGTTCAATCTGCCGTGCATCGCCAAGTCCATCTTTTGAAAGGTCGTAGAGAGCGTCGGAGGCTTCGGTGGTGATAGGACGTTCGGGCTTGGGTTTGAATTTCGTCAGCAATGAGAAAGCCGTCTTATTGAAAAGGTAGTTGGTGAAAGCCTGAAAGTTGAAATAGATTGCTGTAAGCAATTCCAATGGCAACGAAGCGAATTCGGCTGCCAACGCGTGGGCACGTTCAGAATTATATACCTTGTCGGGGTAATAAAGTATGGCAGCCATGAGTGGAAGTGCCGTTTCGCCTTGTTCGATGAGCGAACGAGCCTCTATGTATTGGAGTGCTGTGAGAGAGCATGTCAGTGTGCCATAGTCTTTCCTTACCTGATAACCTTGATAAGTGCGTTCCTTGATGCGGACGGAAGGTATGAGCTGGGCGCAGAAACAGAGGTCTACGACGTATTGGTATTCCAAACGTCGCAGAACGCGAGCAATGGGGATATTCAATCGGAATGGGTCCACACGACGGCAAAGCTCGTAAGTTTCCTTGTTCATATCCTCAAGAACCTCGTTGTTGTTGGGGTAGTTGATTTGAAAAAGGAAGGTAAGCTGTTCAGAAATGGCAATGAGGTTGGCTATTTGCTCCTCGGTGCGGAAACGGCGTTTGTTCCAATTCATAATATCGCAAAGGTAGTTGATGCGCACCTCGCCTGCAGACAGCTTCCCTGCTGCCATTGCCAACAAGTCGCTGGTCAGGCGAACGAAGTGCTGTTCGGTCATACCTTCCCAGTTGTTGGGTATGCGGTGTATTTTGCCTTTGTATACGAGTTCTATATCTCTCATGGCAGCATTATTATTTTATCATCGGGGCTGTTATACGCTGAATAAGAACTGACGTCGGCAGTCGTATCGGTAGAGAGCAGCGTGTCTACATTAAGCAAAAGCTGTTCTACCTCACGGTCGAGTCGGTCGGCTAATGATAGTGCTGCCATTATCTCGTCCTTGCCTGAACGCGATACATGGCTTTCGTCGAAAAGGTTGCGTATGGTAGGAGGAAACTCCAGTATATCGAAACGACGCAACGACTTGGCAATGGTCTTCTTTGCAAGAGCAAGATATAAGGGCTGCTCTATACGCGAGACATTCTCTTCTGTTATCTTATCGAAGTAAACAGCCAGCTGCTCGTCTAAAGTTTCCTTCTGCAGAGGAACAAGTCTGAAGAAGAAGAAATACGACAGGTCTATTGGGAAAATAGTATCGAACACTTCTGCCGAACGTATCCTGCACTTCTGCAAAGTGTTGTTGTAAGGCGTATCCTTCCATAGCCGTGCTGGTTCGCCTTCAGCATTGGTGGAGAGTAATGCTATCAGCGTGTCAATAGCATTGTAGTAATTCTCCATATACGAACGTCGCATTGCTTCTATTTCGTACTTGTAAACATCAACATCGTTCTTGCGCCTGGCAATGCTATCGAACACCAGCTGCTGCGCCATTGTAAAATTAGCAATAGCAGTTCGCAACGCCTCCTTAAGCTCTGTATCATCTTGAAGCTCAAGAATAGCTTTGAGTACAGAAACACTCAAAATAGTTTCCACACGTTTGCGAGCCGATTCGCCTGAAGGCTGCAAATCCTGTAAGTCGATATTTGTTTCTACGCCTGGAGCATAAGAGCTGAAAGTGGCGAGATTACCGAATAGTTCTTGAAGTATTTTCATGCTTGTTGCTTGTTTAATCGGTCCTTAGGTGATATGTCTTCCTGTCGCTGGGGCACTTCGCGATAGAACCCAATACGATAACCTTGTTTATAAAGGTTAGGGAAATTCAGCTTCAGAGCGATGTTGAATGGCTCGGAGCAAATCTCGTCTTCGGGTGTGAGCGACATTATATAAATGAGATAGTTGTAGTACGAATCAGAACCCGACTTGCTGATTACACCGTCCTTGCTCACCGCAGAGATGGAAGCATCAAGCCCTACTGAAGACAGCAATGCTTCTTCGGTGCGCTTATCGTAGGCAATAAGCGAATCAATATATTCCTTATATTTAAGGTCTATCGTTTCAATCTTCCACTGCTGCTCGTGTCCGGAAGCGTCCATGAACGATATGGAAGAATAAGCCTTGCCTTGGTTTTCTGCACCGCTGAGATAGTCACCAATCTTTCGCAGTTCCAAACGCATGTATTCAACCAGCAACGACTCTCGGTACTCCGTGCCGATTTCAATGCCATTGTATTTTACCAGGTCCTTGTTTTTTGATTTGCGCAATTTGTTCTCTTCACAAAGCTTGGTGAGCTGCGAACGCTTACTGACCACCCATGCGTTAGGTATGATGATGTGGATTTTGGCTGCCAACGAGTTGCGCAAGAAAGAATTGATATAAGTAGCCGTACTGTTGCTTCCCAATATATAGGGGCGTGCGCCCTGATGGGTTTCGTTCACACCATAGAACTCATCCACCGATTTCTCACGATGGTGCGATACGGCTGCATATAGGTAGTTGTCAACTTCTGACAATGCGAACTTCGGATAAATCTTATAGTTACCAAGTCCGTAAGACCAACGCCCCACAGCTATATGGCGGAAGTCGCTGTAGTTTATCTGTTCGTAGGCTATATCCTGACGAGTGGTAGCAAGACGGCAGTGCTTGTTCTCCACTGATTCCATACCAGCAACAGGCATCATTCCTAAACGCTTGCCACGTGCAAAGCGGAACTTGCAGAAGAAGTCTCCGAAGTAATAGAAGTTCTTGATATTGGTCTTGGCAAACTCCTGCGCAGTAGTCTCCATACCTCGTTCCTGCCAAGTGTCCAACCAATCGTCCCATTCAGGCAGTGCAGTGTATACACGTTTCATCTTACCATCTTCCACTGTCCGCATATAGGCACATGGTCCATTACCATACAGCATATTTATTTCTTTGCTGTACAGGCGAGGCAGCAGGCGGTTCTGTTTAATCTCTGTCGTCACTTCATCGCAGAGATTGTTTTTCACACCACGCATACACACCTGATAACCATTGACACTAAGCCACTGGTGCTCGTGAAGGAATAAATTATTTCCCTGTGGTATTAGCAGCCCAGGAGTATTGAACAACTGTTGTCCCTCTCCTATTTGAAAAGAGATGACATTGCCGTCTGCAAAATAGTTACCGGCATTGCCGTATAGTTCTATTCTATCATTCATAACCAATTTATCTTGTGAAGTTTATAGCCGTCATTCGGAAAGCCCATGTATCGGATAAGTATGCGATAACACATCTTTGGATTGCCGTCTTCGTCCTCGAAAAGGAAATAGTTCTCTGCATCAACCGAAAATCTATCTTGTGGCAGCTGTGTCCTATACTTACAGTGCTTCTTTACCGTCAAGGTGTCTCCAGCCACACCCTGCGACCTTGAATAAGGAAAGAAGCAGAGCGTGAAGTCTCCTTGCGGTAACTTGCTTATCTCCCTTGCCCACTGCATTGCATTGATGCCTTCTATTTCGATAGGTTTCTCCATCACTTGCGAAATTATTCAATTATCCTATTGCGACAAAGGACGTTCGCTGGAGGTGGTTCGTCATATTTCCACCTTTTCGCGAGGTTGCACCGCATTATCAAAAATCAGCGGTGCGTCCTGATTTGCGTCGTTTGTTTATTTTGATTTTTCATTTTTGAAATGTAATATTTTGATTTTCAACAAAGTAGCATTTTTACCTATGTAAAAACCCCTCGTTATTGCCTTGTTTTGGATATTTTTTATATTCGTTTTTGTACTTTATAGGGGCTTATATCGCTATATTTTCGGGTAAATCGTCCGGATAACTGCTCAATTCCTTTTTAATAAGGTCTGAATAAAGACCATATAAAAGGTAAATCATTGCACTTGGAAGCTGTGTTGTCAGTCCTGGACGACGTTTTAATTCTGTTTTCTTCTCACTTGATTTATCAAGCTCGATTTTACCGTTCGTTTTCTTCAGCGGACTGATAAGAATTGCACTGCAAAGGTTCTGACATTCATTCTCATCGATACGCACCTTGGGAAGCAAGGGAAGTTTCTCGGCAAAGAGCAACTGACACAAGCGGAACTGCTGCCAGTGGTAAATAGTAGGTGCACCATCGTTATAGAGAAAAACAGAAAAACCGTAACTCTCCAAGGCTGCCTTCATCGTCAGCGAGTCGGTCGTTATTTGCTCCAATTCTTCCCTTGTTTTGTTTCCGGCACGGTCGGGATAGAGGTGTATAACCTTGTTCACTGCGTCGTTGCCAAAGAATGAATACACCTGTTGTGCAAGGTTCTGCTGGTCGTCGGGTATATATGCCCAAAATTCCTTAATAATATCGAAGCGACTGCCGTACTCCTTTTTCTGCCCAACGATAAGCGATTGAAAATTACCAGGGTCGTAACCTATGTACAGAGGTTCGCGCTTATCGTAGTGGCGAAGGTAGCGCGCGGTGAGCGTGAAGTGGTCTTTAAGGTTCTGCTTCAATATTTGGTCGTATATGTAGCTGTCCTTGAATTGGTGTCGCTCGTGGTCATAGCTTGTAAAGAACTTGTTGGTAACTTCCTTATGGCGGATAGCACAGATGGCGGTGAGGAACTCGTCCATGTCGAGGGTGTCGAGCTGCGTCTTGAAGAACTTCGGACCGAGTATATCCTTATTACAGAACGAAGATGCTCGTATATAATAGATGGCATTGCGTCGCATATCGGCAATACGTGGTTTCCATCGGGCGATAAAGGCATTGAGTTTTTGGTTTTCCAAGCGTATCTTCTCTATTGTAACAGGGTTCTTGGTGTTGCGCAATTCTTGCTGGAGCATGAACTGCTTGTACAGTGTTTGGTTGATGGCAAGCGACACAGAAGCTATCTCCTCAACGAGCCTTGTGTCCATCTTGTTTTCGTAGTCCTCGAACCAATCATCTTCACCAAGGTCTACACGTGCGGTATCACTCACACCAGTAACACCTTCGTAGTAGGCTGACTTGCGAATTTCAGCAGAACCACCACGAAGTGAAGGAAAGAGTCGCGACTTTAGTTTCTCTCCGCTGTTGTGTTTCATTTCCTCGACGAATGCGTGCACGGCATTTCGACCGGCAACACTCTCGGGCTGGTCGGAAGACACCAGCTGCAGGTGTGCTCCGTTACGGAAGATGACCGAGTGCTTTGCATAGGCTATCGGATAACGTGGCTGACGGAAGTGTGAAGGCAGCTTTGCCTCGCCCACCACATAATCGATGCCATATTCAAGCATGGCTCGCTGCTTGCCATTTACGATTACAGGACGTGAGAACGAAGCCTGAATGTTTGGCCACACGTTGGTCATCAGTGCCACGTATGTTTTGTGCACCAGGAATGACAATTCTCCTGGCATATCATTTGTCACACGGATAAGCCGTGGAACTATGACACCTTCGGTCTTACCCGTAGCACGTGCCCATTCGGCATAAAGCATATTGGGGTCGATGATGTTTGCAAGCAACTGCACACGGTTCATATAGTAGTGCTCGAAGCTGAGCACGCTATTGTCATTTATTTCTTTTTCAGTCATTCGGAATCTCCTCCATTATTTCTGCATCTTGAATATCGGCATCTCGCAGCAGGCGTTTCTTTTCTTTTGTTTCTATGGGCAACGAGTCGATAAGCGCAACATAGAAGCCTTCGTTATGTTTGGCTGCAATTTCCTTCAGATTCTTCTTTGAGAAACCGAGTTCCTCGGGTGTCAATTCAGGTGTTATCAAGAATTGAACTCCCAAATCCCTGTCTGCTTCAGCAATTTCAGAAGCTCTGCGACGGCATTCCAAAGCAGCATCATAGCAGCTTTTCATACCTTTGTAATCGCCAGTAGAACCACACAGCTTGGCAAGGTCTTCATACTTGTTGGCAAAATTGCTTTCCCAAACTTTAATGGGGACGTTGCAATCAACCTGAAAATAGTTGATTGCCTGATAAATCCTCTCCATACAAGTGCGCTCTTCTATTTTGATACGCTGCTCGGCATTGATACGTAGCTTTAGTTTTCGAGCTGCCCTTGTAATGTTACGTTCATATTCGAAAATCTCCGCAGACCATTGCAATTGCTGCAGGAATAATCTCACGTCTTGCGGAATACCTTCACATTCTCCACCTGTCAAGAATGCGGATATAAGGTCTGGGTGAATGGAATCTAACTTCTCGATTTGACTTTTCATATACCAAATAAATTCATGCGCAGGTCTTTCTCTTCACGTTCGTTCTTGCGTTCTTCAAGCAGAGTGATGGCATCAATCTCTCCTTTCTCCGCCTTTTTGGCGAGTTCTGCGTCAATATTATATTCACCAAGCGCACGACCTTGATGATAGGCTTCGCAATAAACATCGCCAGGCGTGTTTATGCGATACAACAAGGTCGTGCGCTTGGCTCCTTTCAGACCGAGCAACCTGCAGATACGTTCGGGCGTATAACTCAACGCTCCGAACGTTCTTACTTGATTTACATACTCATCTGACAGTACTTCTTTTTTGATTAATTCTGACATAGAATAATCTTTTTGGTTTCATCTTCAGAAAGAACAGCCCCGTCTCTTTCCAACAATACTGGCTGCTGTGGAAACATTGCCATGAATCTGCGTACAGTTGCAGCAACGTATTTCGGGTCTATCTCCATACCATAGCCTATACGGTCCGTTTGCTGGCAAGCCATGATGGTGGAACCTGAACCAGAGAACAAGTCCACAACGACATCGCCGTTCTTTGTACTGTTTGTTATCGGATATGCCATGAGGGCTATAGGTTTCATCGTAGGGTGCAGCCTGTTGGCTTTTGGCTTGTCGAAATTCCATACCGTTGTCTGCTTCCTGTCAGCGTTCCAAAAATGGGCAGCACCTGTTTTCCAGCCATACAGGCAAGGCTCATGCTTCCACTGGTAATCCTGACGCCCCATGACGAATGTATCCTTTACCCAAATACAGCACTGTGCGATTTTGAAACCTGCTTCTCGTATGGCGCGACGGAAATTCTCTCCTTCAGAGTCAGCATGGAAAACATAGAAAGAACCTCCAGGCTTCACAATGGAAAACATCACATTGAAGACTGATTGCAAAAAGCGAAGGAACAAGTCATTTTCCATTGAGTCATTCTGAATGGTGAGTTTACTTTCTCCTCCACCTTCATAATTAACATTGTATGGAGGGTCGGTAAGTATCATGTCAGCCATTCTTCCATTCATCAGGGCTACAACATCTTTCTTTACACGGCAATCTCCGCACATCAACCTGTTGTGTCCCAATCGGAATATATCTCCAGGACGGGCAAATAACTCTCCCTCGTCATCTTGCGGAGCGATATCAACAGTATCCTCCTGTATATCCGCAATATCAGCATCGGAAGAGAACAGCTTTTCTCCACCTATAGAGAAATCGGTCTGCTTAACCTCATATCCGAGGTTGAATTTGGCAAGGTCTTCACCGTTGATGTTATATTTCGTGAAAAGCAGCGTGTCTGGATTCTTTTCGGCAAATTCGGAGTTATAGGCAGCTATCTCTTCCACTGCCTCACGCTTGTTGGAAGCCTGAATTTCCTCGTATGGAATTTCAGGAATGCGGAAGCCGTAGGAACGAAGCCTGAGCAGAGCCTTCCGACGCTGATGGGCATCAATAATCCATAACTTGCCGTCGGGGTCTTTCCATACTTTGAATGAATACTTGAAGCCACGTGTGATGATAAGCATCTGCAACTTCGATAATTTGTCTTCGTCTGGCTTTTTAAAGTCTTCTTGAAGTTCGATAAAAGAGTCCAGCGGGGCAGTAGGAAGATTGCCCAAATTAAAAACTTTTATACTATTTTCCATTGTTGTTATTTATTTTGTTGTTCAAGAACCATCTTGAATAATTTTTCACGCTCCCGATGCCGTTCGAGGTTCTTGAGGTCATCAGCACGGCGGTTCTTGCGGTCGGAGCGTTTTATGTATGAGCGGTAACGCTTGATGTTGTCAAGCACGTTCTTGTGCTGCCGCAGAAACTCGGCAGGGTCGGCTTTGAGTAGTTTCATGAGTTCTGCTATCTCTGAGCGTCCGAAGAGCAGTGGGTGCTTGCAGAGAAACTTGCCCGTGTCGTTGAACGATTGCAGCTCGGCGAATGCCTGAAGATTACGTATGCGCAATTCTGCCATATCAGCTACTGCCTGCGCATTACGCTCTTTCTCCAGCAGTTCGTCGAGCTGCTTCATCTTGCGATAAGTGTTGATGCGGTCGTTATAGAGAACTGTTGCCATCTGCACGTCCGCATCAGCAAGGTTTTCCCAGTCTATTTTCGGGTACTCTTCTTCTTTTTTTTTGGAGTAGCAGGCTTCTTTGATTGATTGCCTTTTCCTTCTTCGGAAGAGTTATCCACAGAGTTATCCACATTATCGGTTTCTGCACCAGTATCCTCTGACGGGGTGTCGTTACCGTCCCCATCTGTTGGGTTCTCTGCATCAGTGCCCTCTGATGGGGTATCGTTATCTTCACCATCTGTTGGATTCTCTGTATCAGTGCCCTCTGATGGAGTACCGTTATCTTCACCATCTATTGGGTTCTCAGTACCAGTGCCCTCTGATGGAGTACCGTTATCTTCACCATCTATTGGGTTCTCAGTACCAGTGCCCTCTGATGGAGTGTCGTTACCTTCACCATCTATTGGGTTCTCAGTACCTGTGCCCTCTAATGGAGTACCGTTACCTTCTCCATCTATTGGGTTCTCAGTACCTGTGCCCTCTAATGGAGTACCGTTACCTTCTCCATCTATTGGGTTCTCAGTACCTGTGCCCTCTAATGGAGTACCGTTACCTTCTCCATCTATTGGGTTCTCAGTACCTGTGCCCTCTAATGGAGTACCGTTACCTTCTCCATCTATTGGGTTCTCAGTACCTGTGCCCTCTAATGGAGTACCGTTACCTTCTCCATCTATTGGGTTCTCAGTACCTGTGCCCTCTAATGGAGTACCGTTACCTTCACCATCTATTGGGTTCTCAGTACCTGTGCCCTCTAATGGAGTACCGTTACCTTCTCCATCTATTGGGTTCTCAGTACCTGTGCCCTCTAATGGAGTACCGTTACCTTCTCCATCTATTGGGTTCTCAGTACCTGTGCCCTCTAATGGAGTACCGTTACCTTCTCCATCTATTGGGTTCTCAGTACCTGTGCCCTCTAATGGAGTACCGTTACCTTCACCTCCAGAATTGTTATCAGTGTCTTTATTTTTTGCAGCGAAGAATTCGCGACGATTTCGCACGATTTCGTCGTGTTCACAAACGTCGAGCAATGCAAACAGAATATCTTCTGAATTCTTCTCGGGTGCATGGTCGAATCGTACAAAGTCGGTGCTTTGTGGATTCTTCTCATGCAGCAATGCGAGGTCGGCTTCTACAGCCTGCGGATTAACAAGCTGGTTGAAGTGAATAAGCTTTTCTCTTGTACTATACATAGTTTCTTATTTTAAGTGAAGAGAGCAGAAAAACAGACCGCCGTCTTTCTGCTCTCTGTAGTGTGTTATACTCCTGTACGAGATACTTCGACAAGTGTCGTTGTGTCAAGAACACGGAGCGTAATAGATGCACCTTCCTTTGCCGTCCATGTGGCACCGTCTTCGAGAACGAAGGTTGAGCCGTCGGCAATAGTGGCAGGTTTATCGGTACCAGCACCGATAAGGGTAATGTATCGTCCCTTGTCCGCCTTGGTAAGACCCGATACGCTTGCAATGGCTGCAGCACCTGTTGTACCATTGGCGATTTTGTAGGTGTTGGCATTTGCCTTAATGGTAATGGTTGTAGCTCCAGCAGCCACCTCTCCAGCAGCCACTACGGCAGGATTACCAGTATAGAGGAGTGGTAGGTCTACAGAATTACGCTTAAAGGTGAATGTTCCATAACGACCGTCCTTATCGTCTTTGACCTCCGTATTGGCAAGGATAATAGGACGCTCGAGCTCACCAAGGATATAGAAGTCGGAAGACTTAACGTGCTTGTAGAAAAGAATGAACTTTCCACCACTGTACTCTTCTATGAAATTGTACAAGTTCACACGGGCACCACCCATGATGAGAACGAAACTATTTTCTCCAGAAGTCGTAATATCTCCCTTTTCTGTAGTTGCTGTAAAGGATGGTATATCATGCGCCTCGAAGTAATGCGGAATTTCGCCTGGTTTTAATGGTATAGGCGCAACCTCGCGTTGTGCATTGGGCTGTGGGAATGGCTTTGTGCGGTCTATTTGGTCAAGTGCCACAAGGTAAACGATGTAGGAAATTGCAGAACCATGCGTGTCACGGTCAGACACATCATCGATATTTCCTACTACAGCCATAGAGGCAAACGAGACCAAAGAGCCGGTAGCACCGAGCAAAGAGTAATCGAGTAATGCTGCAAGGAGCATTGCGAAACCAAACACTGCAAATGTTACCATAAACATTCTGCGAGCTTGACGGTCGGCGTAATTGAAACCCTTGTTAGGGTTGTATGCACGGCATCTTTTCTGAATTTTTGTTCTTATCATTTCTTTCTTAAATTTTGCGGGAAGCCGACGAGCGACTCCCCGCGGTGAAACAACATCTATATACTATTAAAAATGGATTCCTAATTAGCGACCTCCAGGAACGTTAGGCTGGAGTGCCTTGTTGATGGTGCGTTTACCACCTACGCAGCGTTCCAACTCGCGGAAGTTACCATCGTTGCCAAGAATCACCATGATGTAGTCGCCTACTTCTGAAGCATTAAACGCTGCAGTGAGATTAGCAAACTTACCACTCTTGGCAATCTTTGGAAGATGGGTCTTATCGCCACACTCAATGCAGTAAGCTACTCCAGCCTTTGCATTTTCGATGTCGGTGTAAGTTTCCTGTGTTGTTGCGCTTCCAGTAGTCAACCAGAACCCCTTGTTGGCATCCAACTTGTCGATGATGGTTGCTGCAAACAGGTTGATGAAAATCTGCTGCCACTCGTAGTTGTTGTCGTCCATGGCTTTCTTGGTGTCGAAGCGACGACCAGTGAACGATGCTGAACAACCTTCTTTCCAAGTGCTCCATGCGCGAACTTGCTCCATCTGCTCCTGCATCTTCATTGAGAGCATCTCGCCAGGAACAAACTCAAGGAACTGAATGTTGCCTGGTTGATGCAGCATCATGAATGGAAGCTGACCGAGGTAAGGCAACCAAATAATACGAACGGTAGTATCAGGAACGATATTGAGAGCTCCCATCGGACCAGAGAAGTCGGTATCCTTGCCATAAGCAGCACGTACATTCTTAATCCACCAAGCTTGGTGATTCTTGTTCAGATAGATGCAATGCTGGTCGAGGTCCATATCTTCAGTGATAGATGCGCGTACGTCTGCAATGAATTCCTGTACTGCAGCAAGCATTGTAGACTGAGCATATGAACGATACACATCGCTTGCATGTGGCTTAATGTCATACTGATGCACATAACGCATAAGCGTATAGAGAATACCAGTACCAGCATTGTTGTAGCTACCAGCTACGCCCTGCTCTGGCTTAACATAGATACCACGCATACGACGTTTGTTCTGTTCTACCTGCGCAGTAATGAGGGTATTGAGCAACTGATACTCAATCATCGTCCACTTGATTGGGTCTGAACCTTCCTTGTTGAGATAGCCGATATACTTGCGCTCGAGTTCCTTCATTGGTCCCCATTCAATCTTTATCATGGCATCGTCAACATAACCCATGTGGTTCTCGATCTTCATACCACCCTTGAAGACTTCGCCAGACTGATAAGCCTGTGAGACTTCGTCGAAGAATGTGTTGAAGACCAGAGCACGGTCTTGATAGCCATAAGCAACTGGGAAGTACTGTGTCATATCACGTACTTGGAGCACGCGAGCAATGAGCGCATCTTGACGCAATACGATAAATTGGTCGCCTACGCCAGCTTTCTCCACACCATCATAGTTGGTAGCATACTTGCCTGCAGCAAGGGCTGTAGCATCAAGCATCTTGTTTTCCTGAAGATACTGGTAACGCTGCTTGAGCGACTTGGCATATTGGCAAGCTGCCTTATGGAAGGCAACACCGTCCACTTGTTCGTCAACTTCGGGCAAAGCTGCAGCAGCACGAGGATTTGCAGCTATCTTATTCCAACGACTATCCATAGAGAACATAGAGTGTTCTATTCCAAACAAATACGTTGGAGTGTTTCCGAAACCATTGATACTAACTGGAGCAGAATTTACAGTCTGCTCAGGAACATCTGGTGCAGCTTTTCCTCCCAGTGCCTGAACATCGGCACGGAGTCCGTTAATGCCTGCGATGATGCTTTCAACCGAAGCATTGGCTTGCTGAACTGGTTGCTTGCCATCTTCGTTATCAACGGTAGCTGCAGGAGCAGAACCAACAAGTACCTCGTGAATGGCATTGAGCATCTTTTGAAACTCGGCAGCCTGTTCTGCCGTTTTCTTGGCAGCTTGTTCTGCTGCAAGGTCTTCGCTCAAGTCTGTCTGATACTTCTTTTGGTATTCAGTTGCCAACGAACTGAATTCCTCGTTGGAGAGGGTTTTGTCCTCGAACTTCTGTTTAAGATTAAGAAATTCGAGAATTTTGGTAAGTCTTTCTTTAAAGTCCATAAAAAAACTAAGATAAAAAATTAAACATTATATATTGTATATGGCAGTCTTCATTTTTTTTGTATCTGTATACTCGTTTGCCATAGCAACAGCTTCTGAAATGGCTTCACCCATAGTTCTACTACCGTCAGTAAGACCGATTTCCATAGCCTGCGGAGTGAAGAATGTTTCTCCACGCAATACTGGTGCGTCATCAGGGAGGTCTGTGAGCTTACTCCGCTGAGAACGTACTGCAGAAAGAAATTGTTCATTCATAGGATTGAGTACTTCATTGACGTATCTCTCGTATTTGCCGTCATACACATCCTCGAAGGTCTTGTTCTTCAAGTCTGATTTGGTCGCTTTCGCTTTCATGTGCTTGATACCAAGTTTCTCGTAATATCCCTCGAAATTGTAAAAGCTACACATGGTACCGATACATCCCACGTAATCATTGGCAGTACGGGCATAGACACGTTGTCCATGACAGCCGATGTAGTATCCTGCAGAACAACACATCTGTTCATAATATGTGAGAATTGGTTTCTCGCAGCTACGCAGTGTTTCGCTCAGTCGGTCAAGATACCACGCCTCTCCACCTGGAGAATTGATATGCAGGAAATGGCAGGTAATCTGTGGATTGGCTTCCGCTGCCTGAAGGTCAGCTTCAAGTTGCTTGGAAGAGAAATACCAATAACTGTTAGCCATGACAGTACCCCAAACACGATGGTAAGCAATACTGCCTTCAGGAAGTTCTTCATTGTCGAACTCGTCTGTAAGTGTTACTCCTGGAATGTCATTCTCCTGTGTCAGCATCTTCTGCAGTTCCTGAAGGGCTGTATGAGTCTCGAATTGATACCATGTGTGGTCTTTCAGATAAGCAGCTATTTCGGTAGGTGTGAAACCGTAAGCTCCCTTCGGGTTCGAATTATCATCTATCTTACCATTGAGAGGAAAGGCAGTAAGCATGGCTTGACGATACCCATCAATGGTAATAAACAGTGGATACCCTGAAATTAAAAGGTTCTGTAATTCGTTCATCAAAATCTATTTTTGATGCGAATTTACTATATAATAAGGTGTATGCAAAAGACCTACAAAAAAGGGTCTGCAAGCATTTTGCACTTGATAACGAGGTTGGCGGAGTTCAGATTCGATGAAATTTGAACTCGTGCAGGAATATCCAATGTGCCTATCTCGTAAATTTTACTATTGGAAGTTTTTATCTTCACGATAGCATTTCTCTCGATAGAGAAGAAGCGTTGAGCATTTCTGTTAGGTACTTCTATTACGAGTGTCTTGTCGCAATTCCAATAATTTCCGCTCTCGTTCTCAGAGAGTTGGGGGATATAAGAGAAAGTATCTGCTATGAATTCATATACTCTTGGTTGGCTGCCTACTCCTGAATCAATAGGGGTAACTTCTATAAAATTTGAAAATTCTATCATAATTTACTTTTTAAATTGACAAAAACGGCTATTTGGTATGTATTAAATGATGTTAAACGGATATTCTTTTATTATATTTTCTCTTCTTTTTCGGGTGCAAGAGGTTACGGAAGCGATAAAAGTTCTTTAATAATGCATCGGAAGAAATTGAAAATAAACGATATCTGCGAATGAACTCAAAGATAACTTCACTGTTATTGCGTTCCCTTCCAAACTCTTCATTTTCCAGTAAAACGCTGTGTAGCTCAAAATTGAACATTCTTCGAATCTGTTTCTCAATTTCCTTTGCAGCAGCAGGAGACAGATAATTATAATATGCAGGGTCTTTCCAGGCAATACCGTCTCCACCTTTCCGACATGGGAGGGAAATGCGAAGATTGCCGTCAGTATTATCAGGTTGGTTGGCACGCTGTCTTGACATGTTCTCCCAAATACAATGATAGAGGTCAGAAGTGTGTGGTATTTTTACCGTTCCACTTTTTTTATCCACACCGTATTTTCCGATAATGTACTCTGCAAGATAGGGCTCAATCTTGATAGTAGCATTTTTTTTAAAGGCTCTTTTTTCTTTATGCATTCTATTTTTGAAATTTTGTGTTCCTACCGTCCTACAATCCTACAAATTTTGTAGCGGTTTATGCAAAGTTACTCAAAACCAATTGATTATAGAAAATATTTCAATCATTTTTTTGCTTATTTCACTCAAAAACACCAACCTATACCGTCCTACAAAGCCCTAAAAGTGCAATTTTGTAGGACGGTATAGTCAAAAAGGTGTTTCCTACAGAAAAAACCTATTTCCTACAACGTCCTACAATCCTACACCATTTCCTACATACATAATTACTTCAATATATTACTATAATTATTTGATATATAAATAGTTATAGTAAATAACGTTTGAAAAAGAAAATTAATTTGTAGGATT